TGTATGTCTAGCATATAATCTAAAAAACTGTGTATATGTTGATTGGACTATAGCTACAAACATTACTGATTTAAAAGCTATTGTAGCATTCTTGGTATCATTCAATAAACCAATAAGATTTAGATATGCCAATAAAGAATTTGTATCTAATCATCAAGAAAAAATTAATGGTTATATTCAACTCATTATGAGGAGGAAACTCAAATGGGTGGTGTAGTTGATGCTGTAGTAGATTTCGCAAAAGACACAGTTGAGTTTGTTGGAGATGTTTCTGGTGGCACATTAAAGTATGGTGGTAAGCTAGTTGAAGAAATTGGTGATGCTACTGGCTTGGAGTTTGTAGAACAAACTGGTCAATGGGTTACCGAACAGGGAGAATTTATTAGTGGTGATGTAGCCGAGAAAGCATATCAACTTGAAAAAAGAAGTGATGCTTTACAGTCAGAGCAAGATTCATTAAATGCTACAGCAAAAGCAACTCAAGCAGAATATATTATGGAAAAGTTTTTATATAAAAATAATCCTAATTTTCAATTTGTTGTTACATCAAATGATTTAAAATATTTAAAATATATCTATCCAGAACAGGTTGCTATTCTTGAAGAAAAAATGAATCAATTAAATGCTGATATAAAAGACTTTCAAGATAAATATGGTGATGGTTTTATGGATACAAAAACTTGGCTTGGTACTTGGGCTGGAGATATAATTACTGGTATAGCTATGGCTATTGGCAACATAAATGGATTTGTTTCTGGCAAAGAAGGTATAAGCTGGGAAGATGCATTAAAAAGTTTAGTTCTTCTTGTAATCATATATTATACTTGGGAACTTGGAGCTGATAAATCTATTGAAATAGCAGCTTGGTTAGGAATAGAAGCTACAGAAGCAGTTGTTTTAACAATACAAATAGTTATTATGACAATAACACTAGATAGTATGTTTGCTGGAAGCAAAGGACTTATCGAAGTATTAAATGTATTTGGACAAGCATTTGATGCTTTAGGTTTGACTGATGGTTCTAATGTGTTTAGTAAATTTTTTGATAGTTTTAAAAAAGATAGTGATTACAACGGATACTTAGCGTTTGCAGTACAAGCACTTATAACATATTATATGATGCCAAGTTTTGAGACTATGTTAGCAAAAGATATGGCTACTCTATATGCTGGATATAATGCAATTAATGCTGTAGATAGTATTGTAAAAGCTAGAAAAGAATATCAAGAACAAAAAGAAGAATACGAAAAGAAAATGGCTGATATGCAGAAGAAAGCTATTGATACTGAGAGAAATGCTAGACTATCAAAACTTAGTAATTCTATGATTGAAGGCGATGATATAGTTAAAGGTACTTGGTGGAATCAGTATGCTGGTATGCAAGGATGGATGACATTTGATAAACCTAATGGTTTATTTTTTGGAACAAAAGATTCTCCAGATGATATAATGTTCAAATATGATTTGTATGCCATAACGCATCCAAACATAAGAAATCTAGGTGTAATGCCTGAGCGACTAACATAAAAGGAATATTATGATTGATAATGATATGAAAAGAAAGATATTTAATAACATTAAGATTGATTATGAATCATCTAAGGTTGCAAAAAATAGAGTTGATGCAAATGTTACTAAATGGATAAAAGAATATAATGGTGATAAGTATGGAAATGAGGTTTCAAACAGAAGCCAAATAGTAACAAAGGATGTTAAGAAAACTATAAAATCTATGCTTCCATCAATGATTGAACCATTTATAAATAGTGATAGTATCTGTAAAACTAAACCAAAAACAGTAGGTAAAGAATCATTTGCTAGTTATGTTTCTGATGTTCTTAATTATCAGTACAACAATGAGTTTGATAAAATTAATTTCATTAGAACTTTATCTACTGTACTACCAAAAGAAGGTACTGTAATTGTTAGAACTGGTTGGGATTTTGATGAAGACATTAAGAAGAAAACAATAAAAGGTTTAGATTATGAATCTTTATTGGTTTTACAAAAACAAGGAATAAACGAAATAGAGAATGTAGTCCAAAATAAAGATGGAACATTTGATATAACTCTTGTTAAGAGAGAATTGCTATACAACAGACCTACTGCTGTAGTATGTAAAGGTGAGTTTATTTATACTGACCCTACTGCAGAAAAATTTGATGATTGTAAATTTGTAATTCATAAATTTGAAAAGTCTTTATCAGATATTAGAAAAGAAAAAAATATATATAACCTATTTACCGAAGATAAAGTTTCTTCTCTAACAGAGTCTAGTAGATTTGGAGATAGTGCATTAAGTGCTAAAAGATTTGAAGATAGTTATGGCAATGGTAGTGATTTCTCTTTTGGTTTTGCAAACAAAAAAGCTTCTATGAAAGTTATGGTTGTAGAGTATTGGGGAGAATATGATATTGATGATGATGGCATAAATGAACAGATAGTATGTTCTTGGATTGAAGGTACTGATGTTATGTTAAGACTTGATGAAAATCCATATCCAGATAAACAAATTCCTTTTGTAAGTATGCCTTATGACTTAGAACCATTTGCTGTATGGGGTAATGCTGTAGCTGATATAGTAGGTGATAATCAAAAGATACATACTGCTATTATGAGAGGGTTTATAGATAATATGTCTCTATCTAATAATGGTCAAAAGATAATCCAAAAAGGTGCTATTGACTATGTAAATCTTGCTAAGTTAAAAAGAGGTGAGAAGTATATAGAGGTAAATAATATTGATGGTATAAGAGATGGTTCTTATAACCAAATACCTAGCTCTTCATTTCAAGTATATGATATGGTTACTCAAGAGAATGAAATGCTTACTGGAGTAAATAGAAATATAGAAGGTATAGATGCTGCTACAATAGGTAGAACTGCTAGTGGTATTCAGACTGTTATGGGAGCAGCACAAAGACATTTACAGATATTGGTTTATGTTATTGCAGACCTTTATAAAAAAGTATTTACTAAATGGTACAAGTATAATCAAGCATTTCTAGAAGAAGGTCAAGCTGTAGAAATATCTGGACAATTAGCTTCTGTAGTTAGAGAGCAATTAGAAGGTTCTTACAATGTAGAAATAAACATTAATCTTGATAGTGCAAACCAACAAAAAATACAACAAATAAATATGATGCTACAACAAGCACATCAGTACGGAAATCAATTACCTCCAATGGTTGTTCCATTATTGGTTGCAGAAATATTTGATGGTTTTGGTAAAAACGAACAAGCAGAGATGATTAGACAATACAAACCTGAGCCAGACCCAATGCAACAACAAATGGCTATGCTAGAAATTGAATATAAAAAAGCTGAAATAGCTAAGCTAAATGCTGAAGCTGGTAAGAAAACTTCTGAGATAGATAATACTGATATGGATACGCTTAATAAACGAGCAGAAATGGACGTAAAACAGCAAACAACTAAAAACCTTAATGTTGATTATGTAACTAAAGAAAGTGACTTGTATGACCGTTATATGCCTTCTAATGGCACATAACAAAAATTAAGTAATAACAAGATTTAATTTTCTATGTTATACTTTTATTTGAAATTTTAAAAGGGAGAATGTATGACAGATATTGAACAAGCAAACTTAGTAATCAATAAAGCTCAAATGACTGAGAGATTGTTACTAAACGAAGACTTCAAAGAAGTTATAATCAAAGGGTTTATAGAAGATTATTTGTTGGCTCAAGTTAATTATGCTTTACTAAGAGAAGAACAAAGACATAATGTTAATGAAAGAATAGTTGCAAGAGGTATCTTATATAAATATATTAATGATACTATTGGTGAAGGTGTTTCTGCTAAAGAGTATATTGATAGCTTAGAAAATCCAGAAGGAAATGACAATGAATGAAGAACAACTAGAACAAAACCTAGATTCTAATGAGGATTTGTCTTACGATGATATAGTTGCTCAAACCAGAGCTATGGCTGACAAGCTTAGAAATGGTGAAAATATTGATAATGAAACAGAGCCTGAAGAGCAACCTCAAGTTGCTACTGAAGGCGATAATGAAACTCCTGAACCAACTCAGAATACTGAAGTTCAAGATGAAGTTAATACTATAGAGCAATTTGAAAAACCAGTATTATTAAAAGATAGAGATATAGAGATACCAGTTTATTCTATGGATGAACTTATAAAGCTTGCTCATCAAGGTCTTAATTTTACTAGAAAAACTCAAGAGATAGCTCCTGCAAGAAAGATACTTAAATTTGCTAAAGACAATGGTTTAGATGAAAGTAAGTTAGAACAATATATTCCAATATTGGCTGATATAGATAAAGGCAACAAAGATGCTGTAACTAAATTGGCTCAACTAAAAGGAATTGATATTTATGAACTTTCAGATGAACATAATTATGAGCCTAATCCAGTACAGTACAGTGAACCAAGCGAAGTAGAAAGTGTTGCTGAAAGTATATTGGCTAATGAAGAGTTATCATCGGAAATTAGAAGACTATCTAATTATTTGCCAGACGATGTTAAGAGTATTCTTAGTTCTGATGCTAAAGCACTAAAAGCATTCGCAGTTGATGCGTCTAATGGTGTTGCTCAAAAACTTATTCCAGAAGCAATTAAACTACAATCTATGTATGGTGGTAGTTTTATGGATGCTTACGTATATGCTGGAGAACAAGCGTTTAAACAACAAAATCCAGTACAACAAAACGTTGCTACTAAACCAGTACAAAACACTGTTAATGTAGCTAATAGAAACAAAGCTGTTATATCTAAAGGTTCAGCTAATGCAGTTAATTCAGATGACTTAGATGTCTGGGAAAATGGATTATCAGATGAAGCATTGGTTGATAGAATTAAGATGGCAGCAAGTAAATATAGATAAGGATTTACAAGATGTCAACTACTTATAGTAATTTTACACAAGGTACAGGCAATAATGCCAATAATGCGGTAGAGTTTAGCAAGTTATATGACCCACTTCATTTGCTTAGAGTAACTCAAACAATGATGTATGACAAATTTGCTCAAGCAAAATTTGTTCCTGCAAACTCTGGTATTAAAACAATGTTTGCTTTCAGATATAGAAATCTTAGACCAGCAACAACTCCTTTGACTGAAGGAACTTTGCCAACTGAGTCTTCAATCATAAGAGAGAAAGTAGAATGGACTGTTGCACAATATGGTGCTTACACAACTTATACTGATGTACTTGACCTTTTAGATGTTGATAACATTAAAGCTCAATTTACAGATGTTCTTGGTGACCAAGCTGCTGAAACTGCTGATGTTATTATTAGAGATGTTATTTCTGCTGGTACTAGAGTTATCTATGCTAATGGTGCTACAGATAGAGCTACTGTTGCTTCTGGTTCTAAAAAAATTGTTGTTAACGATTTGAAACTTGCTGCTTTGAAATTGAAAAATGCTAAAGCTAAAAAATATACAAGTATCAATTCTGGCTCAACAAAAATTGGTTCTAAACCAATCAGAGATGCTTATATTGCTATCGTTCATCCAAATGCTGTTGATGACCTAAGAGGATTAACTGGTTGGAAAGAAATTGAAGACTATGCTTATAGTGCTGACATTATGGAAGGTGAAATTGGTTCTTACGGAGATTTCAGATTCATTGAAAATCTTAATGCTAAAGTTGTAGATGTTGATGTAAGTGGTACTGATGTTCCAGTATATCTATCTATTTTCTTAGGTAAAGATGCTTATGCTTCTGTATCTGTTAGAGGTAAAAAAGGTACTGAGATGGTTTACAAACCATTGAATAGTGGTGGTGTAGAAAATGCTCTTAACCAAAAAGGTTCTATTGGTTGGAAAATGTGGTGTGGTGCTAAAATCTTAAATGAACTATTTATGATTAGAATTGAACATACTGCAACATTCGATGTTGGAACATTGATTAAATACGAAGATAACGAATCTGACGTATAATCATAGCAGAGGGGAGTTTCTACTCCCTTCGACTATGGCTATATAAAGCCAGTAAATAAACATAAAAGGGAAAACAAATGACACTAGAACAATTAGAAGGTCTAACTCTAGGAGAATTAATTAGAGTAGGTAATAGTCTTGGTTTACGAGGTATGCAATTAGTAAAAACTAAAGTTAAAGCAATTGAGAAAATTAAGGAAGAATGTGAAACTCTTGGTGTATCAGAAGTTCCAGATTTAGAAGTAGAAGTTGTAACTGTTGAACAAACTACAAAGTCTGTTGAAGTAAGAAAAAGAATTAAAGATTATCCAAGAAAAAAAGTAATTATTGAAAGTAGAAATCCAGAAGAAAAAGACTATGTGTTTTCAGTAAATGAGTATGATGCTTTTATTCAGTTTGGTAGAGAAGTTCTATTACCAGTTCCAGTAATTGATATGATTAAAGGATTGACTGAACCAAAGATGGTAAAAGATGATGATACTGGTTATAGTAAAACAATAGAAATAAAAAGATTTATAGTTCAATACGTATAAGGAGGTAACCTATGGCTTGTAAGAAAAAAGGTGGAACTAAACCAAAAAAATAGTAACTATATAGAGTCCTCATTTGAGGATTCTAGTATGGACTACTAATCTACAGTAACAATCCTCGTTATACAAAATCCATAAAAGAAAGGTAACAAAACAATGGCAACAAACAATCAAAGTGTATTAAGCAATCTATACAAAACTAATCCACAGCAATGGTATAAAATACAACAATACTACAATAAAAATGGAACTGGAAATACAATTAGTAATTTTCCAATTCAAAATAATAGTCAATCATATGATTATGGAAATAACACAATTGGTTCAGATTCATCTGCTTGGGGTGATATGTGGAATGTTAAAACACCTGATAATGCATATACTCAACAACCAATAAATGCTAATACAATCACTGGCAATGTGAGTGCCTTATCTGGTAAAAACAATCCAATATTTAACAGTAAAACTATGTCAAACTGGTATGGTGGCTTAGATTATGATGCTATGTCTAAGGCTGGTATGTCTCCAGAACAGATAGCTTCATTTGCCAAAGGTTATCGTTCTCCACTTGAAAAAGGCTTAGGTGCTTTTGCTGCTGGTACAAGTATAGCTGGTGGTTTATATGAAATGTATCTAGGTAATAAGCAAGATAAGAGAGAAGAAAACCTTGCTAATTTAACAGAAAAAATAGCAAACAATGAACTACAAAGAAGAACTGATTTTCAAAATAATTACAACAAATCAATGTAAGGATATTTTATGTCAAATGAATATAAAGCAATAGAATATCCTACTATGCCTACAAGAGGTGTAAATAGTAGGTTTGGTTCAGGACTTGATAGATTGCTTACTGGTTTTGGTTATGGTCAGAAAATGCTAGGTCAAGAAAGAGAAGTGATGGCTGAGAATGCTTCACAAGATGCTGTTGACCAAGTATTGGCTAAGAACTATGATGGCAATGCAGACCCTTTAGCTAGAACTACTGCATTACTTAGAGCAAGTAAGTATGGTAGTGCTGAACTACAAAAGAGTGTAGGACAAGAGATACAAGCTGATGAAACAAGAAGACAACTAGCAAGACAAGCCAAACAAGATAAGCTTGCTGCTGAAGAACTGTTATACCAACATCAACAAGATGACGCTAAATGGGCAATGGAAGGTGAGAAGTTTCGTACTCAAGTTGAGCAAAATGAAATGGATAATAATTTTAAAGTTGCACAACTAAGCCAAGACTATGCAAAGCATATTGATGATGTTGCTTTTAACGAAAAACAACTTAAGGAAAAAAATAAGCAATTTTTGGCTGGACATAATTTAGAGCTTAGTAAAATTAACAAAGAAAACGAAAAACTAGCTCTTCAGACATCATTATTTAACAACACTCTAGCATCTCTTGGTATGGGTGGTTCTCAGTCTTCAAATATTCCTGTATCACAGAAATCTAATGTTGTTACAGATATGGCTAAGAATCCAAATGCTTTTGTTGGTGCTGATAAGACAACAAATGCAAATAACTTATTAACACTGCAAACTGCTTTTAAAGATAATGAAAGTAAAATAAATAAGTTATTGTTTAAACCAAAAAGAACTAATGTTGAAAATGCTGAACTTGAAAAGCTTAAAGAAAATAAAACCAATCTTACAAATGCAATGTCATCTGTGTCAAAAGCACAAAAATCTGTATCAATATTAACTGGAAATCCAGACAATATAAATAAGTTAATAGCATCATCAAATACAACAGAAGAGGCTGTTAAACAGTTAGACCAACTAATAGCAGTTGCTCCAAATGATGTTATTAAAAGCAACTTGTTAATGCTAAAAAATAAAGCACAAACAGACTTAGCTGGGTTTAAAAAAGAAGTTGAATACAATGAACATCAAAACAAAGTAAAAAATACACTTAGCTCTATGGGACTTGGATATTCAAGCGACTCCACACATACTGATAGTTATGATGCCAAAGATGCTATAGATGAAATAAAAGAAAAGATTACTGAGGCAAAATATGGAAATAGAGGTAATACAAACGTTGTAAACCTTCAAGGAATATACTATGACCCTAAGTATAAAGATACAACTAAAAAAGGTCTTGGATGGTCAAAAACAACAGGAGCTGGTACAAATAAATTATTATTTAATGCTGATACTCTTGAATACAATATAAATAATCTTGAGACATTATTAACATATAAGAATGCTCTTAAAAATGGTGGTGGCAAAGTAAGCTTTAGCGTTCAAGAAAAAAATGCTATGGATAAACTAGAAAAAGATGTCAAAAAATCGTTTAAAGAACTTGGCTTGATAAACTTATATAATGCTTCTATGAAAGGTGATGAAAATAGATATAATGCATTAGGCGGAAATATTAACTATTTATTTGGTGGTCAATCTGCGAAACAAAAATTCTATAGTTCAGGAGCTGAATAATGGCAAGTGCTTTATATAATCTTTTAAATTCTCAAAGTGCATTATCTAATTTTAAAAATGAAATGCAAAATCAAGTTGCACAAAGAGATGCTGAATTTCTTGCAGAAAAAAGTCAAGGAAGATATGATATTAATCCAAGTGAAATAACTGGTTATGCTGGAAAATCTACATCAACACCTACTGTAATTGGTTCTGCTTTGGCTGGTGCAACTGAAGGTTTGTTGCCATTTGCAAAGAGAGAAGCATTAAGATATGAAATGCAAGATGTTGACCCAAAACTTAGAGATGCTTATCTTAAAACTCAAGATAGACTTCAAACTGGTGCAACAAATATTGGATATATGGGTGGACAAATACTTGGTTCTGCTCCATTTTTTATGGGTGCAACTAAAGCTGGTTTTGCTGGATTAGAAGCTGTAGCTGGAGCAACCAATGTTAATAAGCTTGGTTTAGCAGCAGATGGCATAGCTCAGAAGGTTATGAACAGAGCATCAGGCATAATTGACCCTGCACTTGCAAAAACATCAGGAATGGCTCAGAATGCTCTTAAATCACCTATTGTAACTGGTGAAGCTATTGGAGCTGGTGCTGGTATAGGATATGACTATGCAATGGCTAAATCAAACCAAGAAGAATTTGACCTAGACCAATCTTTAATGGCTAATATTGGTGGTGGTGTTTTGTTTGGTGGTATTGAAGGTTTATCTAAAAATGCTTTGAAAATGAAAGTTGACTTTGATATAAAAAGAAACAAAGGTAATGTAGAGATTATTGATAAAGATATATCTAATGCTATGTACAATAAGTTTGTTCCTAAAGATGCAGAGTTTACTCCAATAAACAATGGTAAGTCAGAATATATTTACAAAGATGAAGATGGAAATACTGTATCGTTTGTAAAAGATGAAGATGGAATTGTAAGAACATTTGCAAATATAGGTAAAGATAAAAATGCTAAAACATATGATTACTTTGCTTATGGTTCAAAAGATGGAAGCCCTATTGCTAAACCAACTAATGATTATATATTTGGTTCAAAAGATAAAAAGACTGGAAAAGAGTCTAGTGGTAAAGTCAAGTATAGTATTGTAGGTGAAGAGATAGCAAGTGGAATAATTGATGACTTAACAAGCAAAGGTGTATCTCCTGATGGTATAACTATTAATAGATTTGCATCTGAACTTAGAAATAAAGAAAATCTTAGTGATATTGATAAGCTTGATGCACTTAAAGAGTTTGATATAGATTCTATTAATGATGAAGCACTTAAAAGAGCTGGAATACAAGATATTAAAAAAGCAAAAGAAAACTTATCTCAGATAGAGAAAGAAACTAGACAGTATTCTGCTGGTAGTGAAGATATGTATGGTTCTGGTTTTGATGTTAAAGAAACAGCTCCTGATAAATCAGTGTTTACAGAATTTAATGCAAAACATTCTACCAATGAAAAAGGCGATACTATTATAAGCCTAAAAGGTAAAGATATAAATCTTAACTCTGATAGCTTTATAACAAAAGTAAATGATTTACTGAAAGATACTGGTCACAAAGAATCATTCAAACAAGCTACTGGTACTCTTGATGAAACTACAGGCAAACCAATAGTAACGAGAACTATAGGTGCCGATGAAAGGTTTAGAGATGCAACATCTAAAATTATAGATGATATTAAAGATGGAAAAATGTCATTTGAAAATGTTGGTAAATCTACTACAATAAAAAATGATGTTGAAAACTTATTGGCTTCTAAACTTGCTGATAAAATTAGGTTTGTAGATGAGGGTAAATCTGCTGATGTTCAATCAAAAAAACCAGAAGCAGAAAATCTTGATTTTGAAAGTAAACATAGAAAAAATGTACACGAAGATGTTGGTGTTGCCAGTGAAGATTATGGAGATTTATTTCATAAGCAAACATCTACACTAAATTCTATCTATAGAATTATGTCAAAAGCTATTGAATCATCAAAGAAAATAACAGATTTTGCTAAGAAAAAAACATACCTAGAAAATAGAGCTAGAGCTATTGCTAAAAAGATTAAAGAATCTCAAGGAGAAAGTGGTGACATATCCAAAAAGAATGAATACACACGAAGTATGGAGCTTCTTAAGAGTATTGGTGCTGATGAGTTTGTTTCAAATAAACAAGGTGGCACATCAATTCTAAATGATAAAGGTACTGGTTTTGACTCTAAATTCATAGAGAATATGAATAAGTATAACAAACAAGCTTCAAAAGCTAGAGAGTTATTACAAGCTAAAACCAATAAAGAAAAACCAGTTAGAAACTTTGAAGAACAAACAAAAGATACTTTGAATATGAAGAAAGCTATGCTTGACAATGTTAACAAAGAATTGAAAACTCTATATAAATCAGAAGTAAAAGATACTGCTAAAATTAAAAAATTAGAGTTTCAGAAAAAAGGTTTAGAAAGAGATATAAAAAAACTATCTGGAATAGAAGATGTAAAAGCTGTTGATATCAATGAAAAAATAACTGAGCCTTCTAAGTCAGATGTATCAACAAAAGAAGTTGTTGGTTCAGAAGCACAAGCTGAGTTTGATAAGCTTAAAAATGTATATGCAAAAGATATACCAAGCAATCCAGAAACATTCTCTACATATGAAAAAATTAAAGATGTAGACATGAGTTATATTACTGAAGAGTCAGATATTAAAATTTATGATAATGATGGAAATGAAATTAAAGATGCAAAAATTGCTGGTTTATTTAATGTTGAAACTAAAGAAATAAAAATAAATTCTGATGCTGAGTTTGCAAGTACAAAAGCAAAAACTCTTATACACGAAGCAGTACATAAATTACTTGATGCAATTAGTTCTGATGTTAATAAATTGTCTGAAAAAATATTTAATACAATGTTTGATGCAGAACAAAGAAAAGCTCTTGAGTATGCTTACGCTGCAAGAAAAGATTTATATAACTTTAAAGAGGAAGTTATAGTTGATACTATTGGAAGGCTATATGTAAATAAACTTCATAAAGATGGAATAATAGATAGTCCAGTTAATTTTAATGAAAAATCTTTGAATCACGTAAAAAGTGAAGTATCAATCATAGAATCAAAAATAGAAGATACATTAAAAGAAATAAAGTCTTTAGATGATATGAAATCTTCTCTTGAGCCAGACGAAGATTCCTCTGTTGTTGATGGTTGGATTAAACAACAAAATGAAACTTTAAAAGAACTAAGAGATAATTTAGTAGTATCAAAAGAAAAAGAAAAATTTTTACTTGATATATTTGAAAACAATAAGACAAGCATAGATGACTTTATTGGTAAGTCTCCAGAGATGGATGCTATTATAATGAAGCTTATCAAAGAAACAAACTCTGGAGTTAATGATAGATTTGTTGATATTGTTAGAACAATAAATAGCAATGAATATGCAGTGTCTGTTGTTGGTGGTAAAGATGTATCTTATCAGTTTGCAAATAAACTTCACGATGTAGTAAGACCATACATTCAAAAGTATGAAAACCAATTAATAGATGCTATTAATGAAGTATCTTGGAGTGGTTATCTATCTACAAACACAGAAGCTAAAACAATGAGAAGAGTTGCTTCTATGCTTAATGGTTATCATATGACTGTTCATAATTCTATAAACTCTATTGCTGAAGCAAAGAAACAATTTATAAATGAACACTTTGGTAAGTATGGTAATCCAGAAGAAATACTAGGCAAGATGCAAGCATCTGGCTTGATGATTATAAGAGAGATGTTTCCAGATAAAAGCTTTGATGAAATAGTTGATATGTTCAAAAACAAAGATGTTTATAGCCAGTATTCTACTGCTAATAAAGTTGATGCCATTGTAGATGAGATATATCAAAAACTTCAATCAATGATACCAGTAAATGAATTTGATAAAATAAAAGATTTATTTGTAGTAACAAAAAACATTACAGAGAAACAAACTAAAGTATCATTCAAAAATGGTAAAAAAGTAGAGACTCAAATGTCTTCTTTTATAAGCAATATTATTGAAGGATTTACAAAACAAAAATCAGGAATATTAGAAAAGAAAGTTCCAGTGTATGGCTCTAAAGGTAAACGCTCTGGTTATGTTAAACCAATTGTAATTACTCTTAATGATATACATCAATTTAACAAAGTATTGCAAGATAAGATTGCTAGAGAGTTTAGTTCACTAGCTAAAAAATCTGGAGTACCAAACGATGAAGCTTACAGAATTGGTAAAGCTATACAAAATATGGATTTATCAGATTCTAAGTCTAAATTTACAGATAACTATTTACAAGAATATGCTGCTGTAAAAGAGTTCTCAAGCCAAATGTTTAAAAATAATAGTGTATTTAATCTTGAAACATCTAAAGTTAAAAAAATATTTGATTCTGAAGCATTCAAGTTTGTATCGTCTGACACAAATGGTTTATCAAGAGATATTAGAAGTTCTGGTTTTACTCAACATAACTTTGGTTTGAATCCTGAAAACAATATGTCTTCTAAAGGATTTAAATACATTATAGCTTCAAAACGACCTGAAGGTGCTATTGGTACAGCTTCATATAAAATAAGCGATAATAAGTATGTTTATGCAGTTCCTGAAACCAAAGATGTAATTGGTCAACAAGAAAGCTTATTTGGTCAATCTAAAATGTCTGGTATAGAAACTGGAGTTGATACTATTACTGTACAAGCAAAATATGATGCAACTAAAAAAGCATTCTATACAACAAATAAAGATGGAAGTAAAGAGTACATATCTAAAGATGCTCAAGCAAACATAATCAAAAGAAGTAAATCTCAAAATGGTAGTGCTACTTTAACAATTAGAATACCTGAGAACTTTAAAAAATTTCCAAAAGACACAGAAGGTAATTTATACAATATGGATTACTCAAAAATGTATCAAAGAAATATGTATCTCAAGGTTATGAACGAGACAAAAAACCAAATGACTAAGAAAGCATTGCTAGAAGCTTCGAGAAATGGTTTATTCTTGTCAGAGGGTAAATATGCTAGGCTGAACCAAAACGAAAGAAATAGGTATGTTTTTGTTGATGTATTCGGTAACAAAGGTTATGTTCCTAAAAGACACGCTGCAAACTTTACTGGAACAAAAGGTTTTGAAATAGATAAAAGTAAAAATGCTTTTAAATATTACACAATCAAACTTGCAAAAGATTTTACAAATTTAGTTAAAAACAATATTATTGTTGGTTCATTAAGTAGTTTTATTAATAGTGCAGTTTCAAGTATGTCAATATATTCTTTACATAGCAAACATAATAATCCAATGGAAATATTTAGAGGTGCTAAGAATGCAGAAAAAGATATAGAAGCTTTCTATGATTTACAGAAAAAATATTCTGAAGTTATTGCTAACAAAGGTGATAGAACAGAGATACTTAAAGAAATAGAGTCTCATCCATTCTATAAAGCAATTAAACTTGGACTACCAGTATCAATTAGAAATGCAGAAATAAATCTTGGTTTGATGAATAGAAATGGTATGTTAACTATGGCTAAGAATGGTCTTGGATTAGGCAAAGATACAATGAATATTCTTGATAATTTTATGCTACAACCTCGTTCTGGATTAGGTATGTACTTATCTGAATATTTTGATAGAACAGAGATTGTTCCTAAGTATGCTTTATTTAAAGAAAAAATAGCAGATGGTATGTCTGAGAAACAAGCTTTAGATTATGTAAACTTTGCATTTCCATACTATAAAATGAATCTATCTGAAGGTGCTGCAATAGCAGATAACTTCTTGCCATTTATGAAGTTTTTTATGTCTGTACCTATGATGATTAAGCACGCTTTTGATAACAAATCAAATAAGTTATTAACTATGCAAGCTATATCACTTGGCTCAATAGCTGGAATGAATAGTGCTTTTGAAGAAGAAAATAATAAAAAAGAACAGAAACTACAAGACTATGGAATGATGAGTTTGCCTAGTGAATTTATGTATTCACCACAATCACTTAATCCATATACTACACATATGCCTGATGTCTTGAATCTTGAAGCATATCAAAGAGCATTTATTCCTTATGATATAAATCCTCTTACATATGTTGGTGGTTCAAGCAGTACAACTACAAAAGAATAACTGAGAGAGGTTAAAACCTCTTCCAGTTACTAAATATTAAGATAACTATAACAAATAAAAATATGTTAAATAGAAATCCACCAAGACTGTTAACTATATATACACCAGATTGCAATGCTTACTCCTTAGTTTGAGTTTCAACATTGAATGAATCTACCCACGATTTCGTATCTTTCATACCGTCTGCAAATGTACCGTTCTCAGTTGAGAATATAAATTTGCCAACAACAATAATTACACCAACGATTGTTCCTAGAATATATAACATAGTTTACCTCCTTTCACAAGATTAAATTTGTGCTGAACCAAAGATACTATCTTCTTGTTCTTCTACATCTTTTACTGTTACTACATTTTGTACTATTGGTTCTGCTGTTTCAATATCATCAATATCTACTTCCAGCATAGACTCGTTACCACTTCTTCCAACTCTAATTTTAATGTCAATAATTTTATCTTCTAATGACAAACCATTATGCTTGAGATATACCTCAACTGCTTTTCTAATTTCTTTTTGGTTTAATATAACAGTCATATCATAGCCTCCAGTCTAGTCATAACATCTTTTATTTCTTTTAGAATTTCTATTTTTTTATCTATGCTTTCAATATTTTCTTTTGACTTTGTTTTAGCTTTTGAGCTTTTGCTGCCTATTACTTCACTAAATACTTTTTTGACTTTAGCACTATCGTTCATTTCTTCTTCTGTAAAATCAGCTAGGTTTTCACATATTTCATCAAATGTTTCTACAATTTTTAAACTTAATCGTCCAGCTCCATTGATAAAACCATCAACAGTTTCTTCTTCGTCTGCAATTTTTTTGAACACATCAACTGCAGATAAAAACATATATCCTGATTGCTTTACAAATTCATCTGACATAAGTATTTCAACACCTTTTTCTTTTCCCATAACCTATCCTTTTATATGATTTAATTCTTTTTCTTGGTCTCTAACCAACACATCCATAAACCCATCTGGATACCTCTTTGATAGCTTGTTTATATTATCACTCATTGCATCTTCAAGTGTATAATTAACAGAGTCCATAAGAATTGATAAGTACCATAGTACATCTCCAATTTCTTCTTTAACATTCTGCTTATTTAATTCTCTTCCATAAAATCTACTTTTTTTATAAGCATCAAGTATCTCTCCTGATTCTGTAGCTAAACCAATAGCACAATGTAGTTCAACATCTGGATTTTCATAGCTTAGTGTTTTTATACAACATTTTGTATATGTTTCAAATGTCATAATGCTTTATACTCCTCGTAGTTTTTATTAATCCAAAGATAATTGTGCATATCTTTTTCACTGTCTCCTAGTGATTCTATTAGTTTTTTTGCAACAACTGGTTCTGCACCTTCTGATAATTTTTCTCTAATATAATCAATTCTACATTTTTTCAAATGAGCCATCATAAGAGCTACTTCTTTTCCTGTAAGTTCAATGTCTAAATATGAACTCCAATACTCTGCTATACAATCGAAATTAGAGCCATATACAGCCTTTCTGGCTTTAATTATTTCAATGTCTATCATATTCGTCCCTTTTGTTTTAAAATCTTAATTCTGCTGTTTATACTGCTTCTATTACGATGTGGCAAGGCTTTATATATTTCCTGCCTTGGTTTATTTTTGTTTAATACAAATATAATAGCCTCATCTTCATCAGATGTGAACCTTATTGGACTTTTTTTCTCTTGCCTGAGTTCTGCGTTTAATAAACTTTTGAACCAATTTATCAGCATTTGTACCATATGGAATCTCCTTTATAGTTACTATAGTTCTTGGTTTTTTACTGAATTGTTTAGTGGTAGTTTTTTTAGCTATAAGACTATCATCATCATAAGCTATACCATTCATACAATCTAGCACCATTTTTTCTAGGTTATCAATATCTGGTTTCCCAAAGCCATACATACCATCACTTTCTGATTGTTCAGCTTTTGAAGAATACGATGGAAATGGTATATAGAATGTTATATTTACAGATATTGGATTAGTGAACATTGTTAAGCCAAGTGTTTGAAGATATGCTTTTACTTTATTTGAATATTCAGTATGTTTTGGTGGATAAAATGTTGCAAATCTTGTTACTCTTGGTCTTGACGCTGCGACTGGAACTTCATTGATTGTTATCGTTGTACTCATCTACAACCTTTTTGATATTTGTGTATTCTTTGACTAAAAAATTTAGCACCTGCTCTTGTGTAAAACCAGTTAATAACTCTGTTGTTTTAGGAACTACAAGTAATTGTTTTTTTGTACTGCATTCATAAATATAGAATAGACCACCTTTTTCTTTTATAAAGAACTCTAAATCAAATATTTTTATTTTTGATTTGCTCTTAGCTGGAATATTTTCCAGCGTAGAGCATTGAGATAGTGGTATCATTGTTAGTCACCAATTGTAAATGGATTGTCCTCTTTGATTGAACCATCATTTTGAATAGTTGCTGTACTCGCACCATCTTTAATTGTTCTTTTGTCTGATACATAGTCTGACTTGAATTTGTCATTCCATTTAGTATAGATAGTAGCTTCTGCACCTGAGATAATTTCATTTTTGGTTTTCTTAGTTATTGCATCTACATAATGTTGAATTGCAATAGTTTCTACTTCTTCTGGAGTATCTACATATTTACCCGTATCATCTTTTGCAGATTTATTTTTTAGAACTTTATGAATCATAATAGTTACTGGTTTGTTGAGCCAATCAGTAATTACTTCTTTCTCTTGTGGCACTTCTTTGCCTGCTGTTCTATCCCATAGTTTAATGCTTTTCTTTTCTGTAGTAGGCATTTTTCTATCTTTCTTAGTGACAATTCTATCTAGGCTCATAATAGCGTTATAACCAGCTAAATACTTCTTTTCTCCAGTTTTACTATCAATATAGTATGTCTGTTTAACTTTGTTTGTTACCCACTCAGTATTTGTTAGTTTAGCACCATCTTCTCTTTCAAATGTAGTTACTACACCAATAGCTCCTGACTCTGCTACAGTAGCATAAGCCATTTTAATAATTACATCGTAGCTACCAGTTGTATCAAATTTAGCATAGCTACCACCACCAATCTTGTCTTCAGTTGGTTTGCAATCTTGTATATCTAATCCATCAAATAAACTCATTTTGTTTCTCCATAATATGTTGTTATTCTTTTCATTAATATTTCTACATCATTGTCGATGTACAACTCTGACCTATCCCAAAGACCAATTGGACTTCTCATTTTTTCGTTCATAGTATCTTTGGTTACTCTTGTCTGGAATACATATTTAATACCATCTTCTTCCTCCTCTGGTGTGATGTTTAACAGCAAATTAGAATGTTCTTCTAGTTGTTGTACTTTTACTTTTTTTGAACCAATGATTATAGTAAAATCTGCTTCAACTCCAGTACCGCCTACAGAACCTTTAACTGGAACTCTTTGTTCAGTTACCATTTCTGATTCATTATATATGTCTTTACTGTGAGCCATAATAATAATTTTCTTTGTACTGTGTTTTATTTTGTGGATAAAAGTCTTGTAGAATTGAGCATATTCACCCCAAGCTTTTTGAGTGTTTACAGCCTTAACTACTTTCTGCATTTCATACATATCCATCATAAACGTTAGAGTATCTATGATTATATATTCTATTTCTGGCATAGCTTCTATTTGGTCTAAGCCAAGTAATAAATGGTCTATATTTGATAGCTTAACATTCATTTTGAATGGAACTGGAAATGGTATTGGTTTACCGTCTGTATTTATGTATGCTGTTTTGTTTGCTGGAATATTTCTGAGACTACTTGACTTACCTGTGCTTGGTTTACCAACAATAAGGACTATGTGATTATTCATTTGCTTCTCCTATTAAGTTTTGAGTGATATAAAAAACCCCATATAGACTGTTAGCTATCTTAAAATTCATAAAGGATATAGGCACGAAAAGTTCTTATTTGTGTCTATATGGGGAAAGGAAATAATTAAGTGGTCTTACATCAACAATATCTACTGTTAAAACAATATGAGGAGTGCATATTCTTGGTCGTACTATGTTGAATGCCACATATGAAATTATATCTTAATTATCCTCTGTTTCTCTTTGCTTCTTCTCTAATTATTGTTCTAAATACAGTAGTTTGTAACTCTGTTGTTGGCAATGGTTTTTCTAGTTTAGAATTTAAATCTTCTATACTGTATAGGATACTATCTACATCTAAGCCTTTATCTAGTAAAGCCATACCGTATTTATGTATCATATTATTTCTACCACCTTCACTTGGAGTATTTATTACAAACCATTTTTGTAAAGCATCTAATGAACCAAACTGTTCTAATCTTTCTTTGGTTTCTATTTGCTTTTTAGTATTTGGAATAAACATCATAGCATCGAACATTTTACCTTCGTTATATATATGCTCACCATTAAATGATTCCCATTTTCTAGCTATGTCTGCTGTTTGTTCATCACACTCAAACGGAAGCCATTGGAATATATTTTTCATAAATTGTTTATAGTCTTCAGAGTTTAATCTAAGTGTGTGTGTTAATGGAAATATAATCCTAAATCTATTGCTTGCTTCTGTGTGTCTTTTGGTTGTAGAGATTAGGAATCTGAAGTCTTTTAACAATGCTGTACAAGTTTCTACTGTTAAACCATTATCTACATCAAGCATCAATAAATTAAACGATTCTAGGGCATTATCTGAGTTTCTATAGCCATCTTTAAATCCGTGATTGCAATAGTGAAAACCAGTTGCTTTAGTAAGCTTGTGCATTTCATCCCATTTACCTACAACTTGTTTATAATTCTCAGTAATATCTTTACTATAACTAACTATTAGGTTATCTAATTTTGTTGGTTCAAGTCTGTTACCTTCTATAAATTCTATGTTATCACTATATGTTTTTTTGATTATAATACCATTGGAATAGCCATAAGCTATAGCTAGATTCATTAAATCTTTTTTCTGGCTTTCGCTTCCTTTGTAGAATGGTAAGTTTTCAACCAGTTCTACCTGAGTTATTTTCCTTCCAACATCTGCAATGTATTTGGCTAGTCGCACATATGTCTGTTCTCTATTTAGGATTTCTTTGAATGCTTTGCCTGATTCGTCAACAAGCTCTATAGCATCTTCTAAATCCTTTATAGTTATTTCTGATTGTTTATTTATAAAAGCATAAGCTCCAGCTATTTTTAAAGCCTTCCAATATCTATGATTCATCTCTGCTTTTTCGATGCTTTGATGTTCTTTGAAGTCTTTAGCATTTGACTCACACATTAGTCTATATTTTAGCAATTCAAGCTCCACATCTTTTGTCATAGTTAATAACATATTATGATATGTTTCATTTCCTAATTCTTTAAAATATGTTTTATATGTTGCCATAGACATATCTGAAGCTGGATTAGTTAATTGCTCATATAGTTCTTCTGCTGTTAAATTTTCATTTACTGTAAAGCTTTTAACATATCCAAACAATAATCTTCTTGCATAACCAGTTTCTAACAATTCTATAAATTGTCTTTCTGTTTTATCACCATCTAGTAGTTTAGTTGGAGTACCAAACATAAGTATATTACTTGGAACTGGATTTGGAACATCAATAGTTGATTCTGTTTTTGTATTTTTGCTTTTACCTTTACCCATATCATATATCTCTAAACCAAGAGCTAATGACTCTACCATTTCTTGCTCAGTTAATACTGAACCAATTTCATCAGTCTCTAAACAAGTAGCTCCAGTACCTGACATTGACATTCTAAGCCTTAATGACCTTAATCCTTCAATAGTAGTTTTTGCAAAACTAAATTTGAATTTTGGCGTACCTGCTAATTGTTTTTTTAGTATGTTTAAAGCATCTACTATGTCTATACCCATTCTCATAGATAGTTCATTGGCTTCCATACTTAGTGTTATATCTTCTATTTTTTGATATGTATTTACTTGATATTCCATTTTGAAACCACTAAATACATCATCTTCTAGTATGTTTACAGATTTACCTTTACTAAATCCTGACTCTGCTAGATTCAAGGCATATACATTTGGTGGTACTGGTTGCGTTGATAATGCTGTCTTGATACCACATCGCATCATAGTAGCCATTTGTGCAAATTTATAAGCCAATAATATTCTAAAGAATAATTTGTCATTTACACCAGTTTTTGATACTAATATATCTACTAATTCTTCTGAGATTTGATTTGCCATTCTATTTCCCTTTTTAATGCTTTTGCTACTATTGGTTTTCTCTTAACTAATAAGTCTGCAAATATATGACAATTGTCATTATTTATATAATCTACTCCCTTATTAAGTTCATACTCGAAGCCCATATAATCTATATACAACAACCACTGTCTTTCATCATCTGTATGCTCATCTATTTGTTCATTGTCCATTACTTGCATCATAGTTCCACTCCTTTACATATCTTTCACAATCTTTTTTGCTTGTGAATACTTTAACTATTTTAGCATCAGTATCTAACGCAAACCATAGCTTTTTATTTTTACTTCTTATTTGTGTTAACATTATTTCTCCTTTATAATGATTTTTTGTATTCCAAACAAGTCTGATATTAGGTTTACCTTTTGTGCTACTTTAACTCTGATAAACATATCTGTTTCTTCGCTCATAATTGCCTCTAAAACTGCTTCTTTTACATCAGGTATCTCTTTGGTAGCTAACAATGAATTATCGTTGTATAGTTTAAATTCTGGAGGATAACAAGTATTATCAAATACTGCTTTTTTCACTCTGTAAAACCAATAATCATATTTTGTAGCATTTCAACTGTTTCTTCTAATTGTTTTATTCTTTCTTCGTGATTATCCAGCTTTGTATCGTGCTGTAACGCTAATGTTTGTACATTGGTTATTTGTTTTGTTGAATTGTCAATTTTTGTATCATACATTAGTCCATAATTTATTAGGCTATCAATTTGAGCCTTTACTGTGTTGCTTAATACTTTCATATTTTCTTCGTAGTTAAACCCTGATACTCCAGCCATTATTTACTCCTTAATTTTAAATGTATAAGTTTTTGAATTAATGATGATACATCTGGTCTTACAAGCGATTGATTAAACCATCTATTTAGTGAACCATTAAATGTTTCTGGTTCTGGTGTATTGTTTACATATACTCCAATAATTTTAATACCTTTATACTTAGAAAGGTCAATACTACCATCACAAATATCTCCATCTGTTATACATATATTGTTAGCATTTTTAAGTTCTTCTTTGTATGCTTCTATTGATTGTTTTAAGCCTTCTGCATCGTTAGCATCTATACATTTAGATAGTACTTTATCTTCTAATGGCATAGCTATACAATGTCTTTTTCTTGATTGAGAGAATATTATATTCCCATAACAATATCCTTGCTTAACTATTTCATTAAATACTAAACATATTTGTATTGCATTGTAAATTGGAGTACCATCCATTGAACCAGAAGTATCAATTATTAGGTTTACTTTTCCAAGATATTTACCAGCTCCAATTTGTTCTGAAATATATATTTTATCTGCAAAATCATCTGCTATAAGTCTTGAGTTTATTTTTTTACTTGGAACTACAGTTGCAGATTTACCATTTCTACCTTTAAACGATTGAATAAGTTTGTTAGCTAACGCTTTACTTTCTTTTATTCTTGCTTCGCTTATTGATTTATTATCTCTTCTAATCCAAGTTTGTAATACTTTCTGTTCTTCTTGTTCTTTTTTATTTTCATCGTCACTTTCATTGTCTTGAAACTCATATATAAGATTATCCTCATCTTGGTTTCCTGACATCATTTCTTGAATGTCACAGTCACCTTCTTCTTGTTCTTCATTATCTTCTTTTTCTTTTTCTTCTTTGGTTTTGTATCTAGCATTGATGTTGAATTTGTATTGTCCTGATTCATCATCTATAAATTCTTTTAGTTCTGAGTCAATGCCATAATTTGCTTCATACTGATTAGGCTCTTGTCTGCTTTTTGAGAAATAATCTTCATCACCATCTGTGTCTTCACACAGCATTGGTTTTAACATATTTTTTATGTATTTTACTTTATCTTCGTAGTCTTCTATGTCATCAACTACTATTTCTGGAATAATTATTTTATTAGTAACTTTGTCATCACTGTCCCATATATTGTTTGTAGTAGTTTCTTTTTTACTTACTCTTATGTTTGTTTTTCTGTTTCTTACAGCATCTTTGAAAGCTTGGTTTCTTTCTATTGATAAATCCAAGAGAGCATCTTTTACAATGCTCTCAACTTCTTGTTTTTTTGTTTTTGTTTTAAATGTTATGTCTCTTAAAAACATATATACTCCTAGAATATCTTTTTAATGAGCCTTATAAATATATCTTTTTCTGTTTTACTTAAATTTCCAGTAACATCAGTAGAACATACATATGGTGCTAAATCAAATAGATATGATTTTATTTCTGATTGTTCACTTGCAAAGTCTATAACTTCTGTAAGATGTCTAATATTAAGCTTATCATCCAATTCTCCAGAACCAAATAGAGTATCTACTTGAGTGTATAGCTCTACAAGTTTATCTGCATATTTAATATCAAACTTTTTAGATTCAAGTCTTTTTGATACTAGATGATGTATTTCTGCTCCATCAATACCTTTGTCCATAATTCTAAATCTGTCTGCTAATGCTGAGTCCATATCATCTACATTATATTTTGAACCAATATTTGTAGTAGCACATACCCATAAATTTTCCATTGGCACTTCCAATAGTTCACCTTTGCCAACTCCATCTTCTATATTTGTAATTCTATTGGTTTTAAGCCTATATGTTCCAATACTTGATGGTGTCAATGTACCTACAAGAATATTCAATTCTTTGGCTTTACATCTTAGCAATTCATCTATCATTAGAATTACTTTTTTGGTTTTTGCTATACGCATAGCTTCTGTAAGAATACCATCTAGCCACACAACTGAACCATCTTCTTTTCTTGTGTAGTAACCTACCAAGTCTGTAGTATCTAAGCCTTCTGAACCAGCTATAAATAAGAATTCACAATCTGGTATTGTTCTTGCCGCTGAGTCAACTGCAAATGTTTTACCACTACCTCTTTCACCTCTAATTAGTATATGCTTTTTAAACATATATCTATCTACAAAGCTATATATATCTAAGCTTCCTGACATTGTTTTTAGCTTGTTAATTTGCTTGTACATTACATCATTACGCTTATCAACTTCTTTTCGCATTTCATCAAACATAGCACTGTTTTGAGTTACAAAATCAACAACAATATCTTTTTCCTCTTCAGTTCCTATGACTTCTTTTCTTGTGTCAATTATTCCATTGCTTGCATTTACTGATTTCTTGATATTTTTAACTAATTCTTCTGGGAATTTTTCTTCAATAAACCCACTTGATGCTGCCCCAGACATTAACCAGTTAAATTTAACACTTTTATCTGGTCTAAAAGATACTTCATATTTATCAACTACTATTTTTACTATCTTTGCATTATCGTCTGCAGGTGTTAGCATAGAGCTAAATATGTTATCATCTTCATTATCCTCTACATCTGAAACCAATAATTCTACTACTGTACAATGCTCTAAATCTTGATTGTCGTTGACAATAATAACTTGCTTATTTCCTTTTAGTTTTACTGATAGGCTCATATTTTACCCCTCATAGTGTATATACAATCTTCATAATTGTTGTGCATATCCTTTTTTATTGTGGTTACAATTACATATTTGTTTCTAAGTATATGAATGAATGCTCCCAACCTATTTGTTCTAAAGCCATAGACACCATTTAATGTGTCTATATTTGAGATATAACCTACATCCAGTAATACCTGTTCTATTCTTTCAATTTTTGTCATATTCACTCCTTATATGATTTATTTTATACAAGACCCAACAATCTAAGCTCTTCATATTGATTGCAATAATTTATATATGCACAATATTTACAAGCTTTAGATTCTCCTTTTACTTCTATGATTTTACCTTTTGCTCCATCATCGTGAAATCTTCTATATGCTTCACTTGGATTGTCATAATTTTTTGTACTTCTAGTTAGTTTAGTAGCATCTTTATAGTATTTCCATACTGGCTTTTCCTCCCATCGTTCTATAGCAGAACATTCTGGTAATCTATCATCACTTGTATTATTATCCTCGTGATATTTTATTAAATCAAGTTTTTCTCTAATGTATTGTTCTGTTTCATATAATGACATTAATGGAAATTCTTTAATTTGTATTCTTGCTTGAGGATACTGTGAATCTTGCATAGCTTTTACTTGTGACCAATCTGTAAAGATATAGCATATATATCCAACATCTTGAGTAATAATATCTTGGTTTAACCATTTATATATACTCATTTGCTTGATATAATCATCTCCATCTCCAAGTACATATTTCCAAGTTGATGTTGATTTAATATCCATAACATATCCATTATAAGCCAAGTCAAATTGACCAGTAATAGTGAAACCAAGTAACTCTTTATCAGTTCTTTTTTCTGATGTTATTTTTGCGTATAAAGCCTCTGGATTGTTCAAGCCATACTCAGACATTACTTTGATAAAGTTTTTCTCTTCTAGGGCATTTTCTATGCTGTTATGAATGGCTGTACCCATTCTACTATTTACCAAATCACTTACATCTACTTCTTTATTTGATTCCTTGTATCTTCTTCCAAGAATTATTTGCCTCACAGATTTTAATAGTGTTGTAACACTAATTGCATTATCTGTTCTTACATTATATTCATTTGTAATAAGCCAAGCCATAATTGGAATTGGAATATTTAATCGGTTTGTATATTTCATTATCTTAGCCTGTCTATATACTTAATAATTTCTGATGATTCAAATGCTTTTTTATCAAGCATCAACAATTCTTCTTCTGTATAGTCTATTTTGCTTATAGTTGTTATTCCACAAGCTTCATATCTACATCTCATAATATTGCTTCCATATATTCTGCATATATCAGGTCTATTTTGATATATTGCACATTTACCATCTTTTAGAAAGCAGCAAGTTTTATGACTTATGTTTCCTCTAAAACCTTCTTCTAGTATTACTACTTGGTTTTGGAACTTTGGATGGTCTCTAACTACTAAGCCAGTAATTCCTGCTTGTTCTCCATAGTGTATCAACGCCAATGCTGTTGGAACATCTAATGGTATATCAGCTTTACAACAATGATTATTTGTTTTTGTGCATTGTTCACATAATAGGTTCATCTTTTAATCCTATTGATATAAATGTTTCTTCATCCATAAAACATTTATTTGTATCTATGTTTTTAAAAAGCTTATCTTTTGCTTCATTTGTTATTACAACAAAAAATCCAGTTGGATATATACCTTTTTGTATTTCAGGTTGGTTTTTAAATAGTGGCTTTTCCTCAACTTCCATAATTGTAAATCCTTTATCCATATTTGATTTGCATTCATCACAAGGTTCATAGCCAGTAAATACATATTTTGTTTTCCATTTATCTTTACAGCTAACAAATCTGCTACCTATTGCTATACCATTTTCTTTTCCACACCAATAACAAAATGTCATTGCTACATTTAAACAAGTATCTACCACCATATTCTCCTTAGTAGTGAAAAATATCTTTTTGACATTCCACTAAAATGTTCTTCTTTGAATAATCTTTGAATATCTTTGTTTCTGTAATATGGGAAACCAAGTATCTCATCTATGTTAGTTTTATCTATTCTAAACATTTTCCATCCTGTCTAGTAATTTCCAAGTTTGAAACGTAATTTCTCTGTGTTTTATTTCAACTTCATTGTGTATTGCTCTTATGTAGGATAATGGACATTTAACTATAAGGTCTGCAAATCTATGCTCTGCTACTAGATAGTAAATTAACACTATCATATTTATTTCTGGAGCATATAGTCTATCTTTTTGCTCATATTCTTTTTGGTCTAAATCAGCCATTTTGTAAAATAGTTGTTTAGTTAGATTTTGGTTTATTTTTTTTCTTGGTTTTATATTTACTGCTATTTTGTTTATCTTGCACAATAGCTTGTAAATATCATCTTCCCTTTTAGGTTGATTCATATAAGCGTGATTAGCGTATGCTAGCATCATTAAGTATAATGCTTCTAGTCTTTCTTTGGACATTAATCCTCCGTTTCTTCAATAAGCTCTTTATTGAACTTTATGGCTTTTACTATATCGTTTATACGCTTATTATCTCTGTTGTACAGCATTTCTTCTTGTAGCTTATGGATTAGCTCTTTGGCACAACTTATCTTGTAACCTAAAGCATCAATATAGCTCATATCTTTGAATGTATGACCTTTTACTCCGTAGTAATATTCACTTGATTTCATAGCACAATCCTTTGTTTTACTATATTTTTAATTTACGCTAATATCATTTTGTAGTCTTTTTATAAAGTGAAACATATTTTGTGCGCTTTGTTTTGTTTGCATCGTTGGATACTCTCTAAATCTTTTGATTTTATATTCATATACATCTACCATTTCATTAAATGATATTACAGCAACTTTCATAAACGAACTACCTCTTGTTGTATGTATGTTTCTTCTCTCTATTCTGACTTTATATACTTTTCTAAGCATATCCAAGAATTGTATCCTCTGCGATGATAGTTTGAAATATTTTTTTGCAATAAAATCTATATCATTATCTAGCTTTTTAATGCTTTCAAATTCTATATTTCTAAATTTTTCTTTTGTTACTTTATTCCTCTCTATGTTCTTGTTGTTATGAATTTTGTTTCTACATTCTGTATTACAAAATTTCTTTCTTGTAGGTATTTCCTTGCCACAACATTTGCATTTATTTGTAAAGTGTTTGGTGGTTCTACATTCATCTGAACAATAGGATTTGAACTTTGTTCCAGTTAGTTCTTTATTGCACCTAATGCAATATCTAACTTTCTGTTTTGACTTGGCTCTACATTCATCATTACAAAATTTTGTATTCTTTCTCTTCTCTATTTCTTTACCACAGTATTGACAATATGACTTCATACTAACTCCAATTATGTGTTATTTCTTCTTCTGCGTCTTTAAATACAGACTTATCCACAACTCTAAGTGCATACCCATTTCGTCTAACTATTTCTAGAGCTTTTTCTCCTGAATAGGAGACAATGTCTTTTTCTTTACACTCTATAATATTTAAAAATTGTTCTAGTGTCATTCTATTTCCTTATTTAGATATCCCATCTTTCTTTTAGGTCACTGAGAGTGACCCCATTTTTAGCAAAGAGTTCAATATCTTGTTGGTATTCCTCTTCCAAATTTTCTTCATCAGCCATAAATGCACGGTCTGCTATCATGGACTCTATGTCAACGTAATCAAATGCTAATTGCGAGAAGTAGTCATCCACCCTATCTATGATTTTTGTACCATTATAGAATTCCATAACGTGGGTGAAATCACATCCAGCTTCCCTATCTAGGTAGTAACCAGATAGGTTAAATTGTTTAGCTATCATCTCAATGAATTGAAATGGTGAGCTCCATCTGCCCGACGCTGAAATTTCAAATCCATCGTCAGTGTCAGTAATATCAAAAATTTCCATATATGAAAATCCAGCTCTCGACTCTGTTGAGTCGTCGGGCATAAGCTCCGTAACGTCGAGCCAATCATCCTTAATAAATGACTTAATCATTCCTAGAGCCTCACTTGCTCTGGGACCTGTTAATCTAATATATGTGTCGCTGTGATTTGCCATTTTTAGCTCTACTATTTTAATCTTTTGGATGTATAGTT